TCTGCCTCTAATTTATAGTTATTGGCCATTTCAGTTGCATCATATTGCGCCTGTTTTTTAGCATTGGCATCACCAACGGCCAAGATTTCCTTAGCTAATTTTTCGCTTCCCGCAGCGAGTGCTTGAACTGCTAATTTTTCAACGTCAAATGCCTTGACTTGTTCTGGCGTCATGCCAATTTTTTTGCCTTCTTCGACCATATCAGCCAAAGCGTCACGATATTTTTTCAGCGGGTCTTCAGCTTTTTTCGCGGCATTGCCAGTAGCAGCAATCCCAGCAGAAGCAGCAGCAGCGGGGACAGCAATCGCGGCCATTGCGTCAGCTTGTTCTTTAAGAACATCTGCTTCTTTTATACCAATCCTTAAAGCGTCCAAACGCTCTTGCTTTGCAGCAATGTCATTTTTAATAAGCATACCGCCGATAGGCCCGCGCCCTGCTGAACCCAACTGGGCTTGCCGTTCTTTGATTAAACGAATATCACGTTCCATCAAACGGGCGTCAATTTCCATTTCGCCACGTTTTTGCGCCCAATCAACTGACCTTGCTTGTGCCAATGCTTTTAGGGAAGCAATATGCCCATTGGTTTCTTCACGAGCGCGTGACTGCGCTGTAGCCAGTGAGTATATAACGCCAACCAGTGCGCCAATGGCTACAACAATCAAGCCAATGCCTGTTGAGGCAAGAGCAGCCTTAAACGCATTTAGTGCAAATGTAGCTGCGACACTGGCTGTGCCAGCAAGCCCCAAACCTACAACCAAAGCGTAAACTTGGCCTATGAATAGCACCAGTGCTTGCACACCCATTGCAGCCTTTAAGGCAACAAACGCAGCCGCCGCGCCAGCAACGGCGAAGGCAACAGTTTTTAATGTTTCTTGGATTTGATTGAGATTTTCGTTGAAGAAGGTCAAAGCTGGCAGCAGCGTGGCTTGGATAACTAAACCAAACGACAGCACAATATCATTTACATTGGCAAGGGCTTTGCCAAACTGGAAAGCAAAGGTTTTTGCCATTTTGCCAGCAGCCTCATCTGTTGCGCCAGCTTTAACCGCCATCTGTTCCATGATAACGGCCAAATCCTGCCCAGCTTTCCCAGATAGGGCAAGCGCAGGAACAAGTGCCTCAACGCCGCCAAACAGCGTTGCCATCGCGTCACTATTGCCGCCTGTTTTCTGCTTTAGTTCCTCCATGAACCCAGAAAGACCCTTGGCTTTAAGTCCAGCAGAGTTAAACTCAATCCCAAGTTGCGCTGCCAAATCTGTTGCTTCCTTGGATGGCTTTGCAATAGTCGCAAGTATTGCCCGTAAACCCGTCATGGCAACGCTAGTGCTTACACCGCCTTTAGTTAAGGCCGCCGTTGATGCAGTTAGTTCATCAAATGATATACCCATCTGCGCCGCTAACGGAGCAACCGCGCCAAGGTTTGAAGACAGTTCAGCAATGGTTGTCTTACCACCCTTCATAGCCACAAACATTGCATCTGAAACTGCCGTCGCCCCAGCAACCTTGTCGCCATAGGCATTTAATACGCTGGTTAAGCCGTCAGCAGCCGTCAGAACATCCGTAACGCCACCCGCTGCCAATTTATTGGATGCAGTAAGAATATTGTTGGCAGTAGCCGCATCAGATGCGCCAGCAGATATGATTTGATATAAAGCTCTAGCTTGTGTTTGAACATCTCCACCAAATGCCTTGGCTTGCTCACGAACAGCGGCGCTTAATTCATCGACCGATACAACGCTGGTATCAACAAGTGTAGATATTTCAGCTATCGACTTTTCAAAATCAACCGCGTTTTTTACAACCATCGCAAAGCCAGCTCCTAGCGATGCGAATGAGATAGTTTTAGTAATCCTTGACAATGACCGCTCAGTGCCAGTGGCGGCATTGCCTAAGCCAATAAGGTCAGCAATGGCAGATTTAACATCACGGCTATCAACGCCAATTCTTAGGTTTGCTAAATCTGCCACGCTGTAACCCCATTCAAAGTTGATTGCTTATAGCGCAAAACTATCGGCTTGTCTTGCCCACATTAAGTTTATCTGACCAAGATGACATTGCTTCAGCAATTTTCTGCCGCCGTTCTTCTGTCATGATAGATGGGTCTACCCAAGGTGCGGGGCAATTAGCTTCACTGGCCTGCCCCAGCATATACGCATATTCCTTAGATAGCGTGCGGACAGCCTTGGCTTCCCACGGTGTCAGGCTAATGCCTTGGTTGTATTGCCACGCAACGAGGTCAATCTCATCAATGCCAATTTGCCCACCCATGCCAGATGGCTTGGCAGGGCCAACCTCAAATAATATTTCAAGCAAGTGAGCGCCAGCCTCAATATGAGGCATGGCGTCCGACTTGGTTTCACGTCTTGGGCGCTTGGCCTTAGACGGTATTGTGTTCAGCCAAGCAGCGTGCTTGACGAATACGGTTAGTTGTTCAATCGTTCGCGCGAAAAAAGTTGGCGCGATTGCCAACAAACTCCTGCACCTGCTCTTTAATCCACGACCAATCAGCATAGACTGTGCGAACATTCTCAGGTGTGCATTCAAGGTCTTTACCATTAAGAGTAAAGCCAGACCATGCAGTTGTCAGCTTGACCAAATCGTCAATGCTATCTTCAGCGAGCTTTTCAGCGTCAAAATCGACAGCCTTCTTGCCCTTAGAAATACGGTTCAATGCAGCCTGTTGCTTGCTCATTTGAAGCTTGCGATAGACCTTACTATCCTGCCCAAGCAGTGTGATAGTCATGCCCTCAATAACTTCTTCCGTTTCGGGATGCACGATTTTAAGAACAGCGCCGTCGTCAGCCATTACTGGCTTTAGTGAATTTAAGTCAAAAGACATATTAAAACTCCATCCGATGCGTCCGATTAAAGTTCTCCCCTGCCGTAGTCGGACGCAGCCACGGCAGGGAAGCTTTTATGTCGTTAGTCTACCTTAACGACCGAATTGTCAATTTCAAGTGTAACTTCAGCCATAGTGATAGCGTCAGCGTTACCGACATTCGTTTTGTATGACATAACCTGTGCAGTGAAATACTGAATTTCACCAGTTACGAGAGCAACCTTAACGGATACCTGCGCGTCAGAACCAGCGGCAGCTTCACCAGCGGTCTTCAATACGCCTTGGCCTGTATCTTCAAACGAAGATGCCATTGCAAGCGTAACGGAACCATAGTTCAGAGAACCACGGCGCTTGGCAACGATACCAGTGCCAAGTGGCGTGTGAGTGGCAAGAGCAGCCTCTGCGCCGAACGCTGGCAAGTCAGAAAGCTCACCGCAAGCAGACCAAGTAAGAGCAGCAAAACCCGTAGCATCATAAGTTGCGGGGGCAGTGGCGGAAACGGAAACAATCGTCCCAACCGAAGAAACAATATCAGACATTAAAAACCTCCATGCATGAAGAAACAAAAATGAAACTCTTTGCGAATGATAAACAAATCACCGCAAATCGCGCTTCATGTTATCAATAGCAATTCGCACCATACCACGTTCTGCTTGCTTAGACCACCCTTCGAATTCAAGGCGGTATATGTATGGCAAATTGTTACTAATCCAAAATACGTTGCCAGTAGCCTTGGCAATATCTGGCATGGCACGACCAATAGCCAAGCTTTCAGCCGGTGACTTACCGCCCTCAAATTCAATGGTTTGATTTGACGGTGAGCCTATAGAGGTAAACCAGTTAGCCTTAGCCCTACCACTATCTACAGGAGTGTCGTAAACTATGTCTTTAAGCAAATTAAGGCAAATTTCACGCACCACCTTATCTGCGTTGCCTTCAGCCTTTTTTACAAACTTGCTTATGTCTAGCGCAAATGTGCTCACAGAAACGCCCTGTATGTAACTGACACTGGAATTACCCAGCGGTCACCAGACATGAATGCAGCGGATTGTGACGTTGATAGGATGGTCACGGTCACATCATCATAAACCAGCCTGTCACCACGCACAAAAGCAGCGGCCACAGTATCAGCAGTTGCGCGGCCAATGCCCTTGCTAACGTCTGCGGGTGAATAGACCAGCACTTGATAGATGCCGCCATATTCATCTGACGCTTGGTTTGCGAAGCCTACGGCAATCGTGTTGCCAGCTATAAGGCTTTCAGCCAGATAAACTTGCCCCGCAGTAGGCTTGAAGCGCGAGTTTTCCCACGCTGTTGGCAGGTCTAGTGTCGCCAGTTGTGTTGATAGTGCAGCGCCAATTTTAGTAAGGCTCATCGAAAGGCTCCGCTATTTGCATATCTACCGCCACTTTTTCGCCATTATCTAGCAAAAGGATATAAGCTATAACTTCGCCATGCGTATTGTGCAGGATGCTATCCAGCGTGCCTACATTCCAATCAGACGGAAACCAAACTCGTGTGCCTATTTGCATTAGTTTGCCCTCATCTGACAAATAAAGATAACGTCTTGGCCTGATAGCCGAATGCTTTGAATATCCATGATGCGATAGGTTGTATCATTAATTTCAATAAGGCAACCAATCACAGGCTCTGGAGTAATTAGCTCCATAATAAACCGTATATCACCCGCTTGAATTACTACCCCATCTATGTCCTTGGTGTGATACTTGGACGGGTAGCCAACGGCATTGACCGTGCTTGTAGTGCTACTGCCAACGTCTGCGCCAGTTATAGGGTCGTATTCTGCCCAATCCGTAAAGGTGACAGTTACAGCCTCGCCATATTTGGCAAGCAGTCTAGCAGCAGTTTGTGCCTGTGCGCTCATACTCTGTTTATTCTTACCTGTGCAAAGCTGCCGTCAGATGACGAAAGCAGGTAAGCCGACAACATACGGTTGACGAATGGGTAACGCTGCGTTGGGTCTGAATAATCTTGATATTCAATCTCAATTACGTCAATCTTTTCGCGCTTTACCCGTTGGCCTTGGTCAGCGATTAGCGTTTCACCGCCAGCAGCGCGGATAGCCATTTCAATGCAGGAATAAACTACAGGCACTGGCACGATGTTTGCATCTAGCAGGAAGCCATCAACAATTACGTTAGAGCGCGGCCATGATAGCGATTGTGTTGCGGTAATGCGGTTACCCTTCCACGCATCGCGGTAAGTAGCCTCAAGGTAATCAGTCGCATTTATCAGCGCCTGTTCCTTTAGTGTGGTTGAAAGCGTTGACCAGCCAGCAATGCCACGGTCAGTAACATAGCCATCCGCAGCCGAAACGCTGGCATAACTATTGGCGTTTGGAACACCAGAACCTGTTTCGACTACGAATGCCATGTATTAATCCTTTTTTGGACGGCCACGCTTTGATGGCTTCGATGATGGTTCCTTAGCTTCATACGCTTCTAGCGCATCTTCTTCGGGTTCATCTACCGCTTCAAGTTCTACTTCAACTTCAAGTTCAGCGGTTTGCTCGACATATTCTTCTATGTCCAATTTTTGATGCACTGGCGTTCCGGCTGGAGCAAAAATAGCATCAATGATTTTATAGCCCTCTGCCTGCAACTTAGCTTTACGTGCAGGGCTAATGGGATGCGGCTCATAAATGATTTTAGCCATAAACAATCCTTTTAATAAGGTTAGGGGCTGTCATTAGCGACAGCCCCATTCCTTTACTCTTATGCGTCAGCATCACCAATGGCAAGAACACCAGCAGTGTGCTTGATTGAGGTGGCAACCTTGTCCCAATTGGAACCAGTTGCAAGTTCTGCATCCGTTGGCGACTTGCCACCGTTTGCTACATCCCAGCTATAACCCTTAAGGGCAACGCCGAAGGTGTAATCGACTTGCATCGTGGTTTCGATACGGGTCTGACCGTTGCTAGTCTCGATGTTGCTGATAACGTCACCGCCATCATAAACAACAGCAGCACCATCGGACAAGCCAAGAACCTTTGACTTGTTAGGTGTGCCAGTAGCATACAACGCAGGGGCGTCAGTCACGATGACAGGACGGCCAAGGATGTCTACAACCTGCACGTTCTGTGCAACGAACAACTGTGCGCCGTTAGTCAGGTTCTGCGAAATCAGCTTGTGATATGCAGCGCCGTTCATGACGTTGGCAACAATGCTCGACGAATTGTCACCGAACAAAGCGTTGGCGGAGTTCATCGTGCCATAGGTTACAGCAGCATCAGCCGAAACGTCTACAGTCGTTGCAGCGCCTTGGTTGGCGATTGCAGCAACAAGAGCAGCGATTGCGGTGTTCAACTGGTCAGCCATCAAAGCTTCAGCAAAGTTACGCGATGCAACTTCAATGCCTTCCGAAGTAGGCTTCTGCAACCATGTAAGCTGCGAAGGCTCAAAGCGGATTGGGCCGAAACCACCAGCAACCTTAACGCCGTTCAACTGAAGCTGCGTGAGGTCAGTAGCAGTTGCCGATGCTTGCGAAGCATAACGGTCAACGCGGCGCTGTGCGCTATGCACGGCAGCGAAGAAGCTTTCTTGATAGAAGTCGCCGTCAAAGCCAGTGGTGGTCAAACGGATTGCGCCGTTGGATGCACCATTAAACTTATCGACCATTTGAGCCAGCGTCTCAATGGTAGCTGGCATTACGTATTCATTGAATACCTTCATTTGCGAAAGTGACATAACTTAAAATCCTTATGGTAGGTCAGGGAACATATTTTTAATTGCGTTTACCCGCTGCCCTTTATCACCGCCGAGGTTGCCCTTGGGTGCGATAGGTGTGCCACTACTGTTTCCGCCAGTGGCTCCACCACCAGAATTTGCGGGAGCAGAAACGAAGTGCTTGCCTTCGTCACTAGCGGCCCATTCAGTAATTGCATCAAGCAACGGCTTGTCACCCATGAGTGCGGAATATTGACCATTTTCTGCCGTCACCTTGGTATTAGCCTTCAACATCGCCTTTGCAGCCGACATAAATTCTGGCTTGATACCTGCTTTCAGCATCGCATCGTTAAGGCCATTGTCGATTAAATATGATTGCAACGCGCCGTCTTTCTCAGACAAACTAGCATTCAATGTTTCAATCGCTTTGGCACTTTCCTTTGTGGTCTTGGTTAGCTCCGATTTCAGCATTTCATTTTCATTCTGCAATGCTGCGTATTCGGCGGGGTCAATTTCAGCACCTTTGGCTTTCGCCTTTGCTACCTTCACTTCACCCAGCAACTGATTATTCTTTGCGCTAAGAACCTCAATCGCTGCTTCTAACTCTGCAATTTTATCTTCACTCATAGGTTTGTCCTCTGGACTTTGTTGCCCCTCTGGGGCGGTTTGCGCTTTGGCTCTGCCTCCGCGTTAGCTTGCTATTAACACATTTAGAAATGTTTGACTATAACGTCATGGTTTCCCGTATTTGCTTTCTAATTGTGTTAATGACAAAGGATTGCCGCGCTGGTCTAATAGCTGGCTTAAAGTTATCTTGCCTGACCGCCAAAGTTCAGCGCGGCCCTTACCTAGCATCTCATCTGCAAAAGCAGGCGGCTTGTTCTTTAGGAATTGGTCAAAGGTTAAGTCTTGAGCTACAGCGCCATCCATGCTTGCACGGGTGCGCGGCGCAATCTGGTCTTTAGCTTTGCCCGTTATCTCTGCCATTGAGCGCGTAACGGGAATAGATGTTGAACGGCAAGCCCAGTGTGCGGGTGGCCCACCATTCCACGGTATGTTGTGGCCTATGGGCTTAAAGTCTGGAAATGTCCAAGTCTTGCCAGAACGCGCAATGCAAATCTCTGACGTGCGGCTATCCAGTGTTGATACCCATTGCACGGCCTTGATGATGTCAGCGTTCTCCATGTAGCTTGCCATGCGAACGTCATTAGCCACAGTCTGCGTTGCTGTGCGTGTGATAGCCATTGCATCGCGCCGTGCCTTAGCCATAGGCTCACTGCCTTTGTCACCAGTCCCCATGATTGACTTGGCAATCTGTGCATTGGTCAAACCAAGGCTCACGCCATTCTTCACAGCGCGATTAATATTGAAGCGTGCCGTTTCGTTTAATTGGCTAAACCAAGTGCCAATGGTAGCACCCTGCGTGAGCGATGACTTGGCTATCTCTGCGATAACGCTTGTGGCTGGCAATACTGCGTCAATGCCTACACTGGCAAACGCGCCGTTCATAAATGACGCTTCCGATGTAGCAATGCCAGCAAGGTCAGGCGCATCCAGCTTCATGATGCTAGTTAGCTCTGCTATTGCCTTATCAAGACGTTTGCCCTGATATTCCGTTAGCTCTTTGCCTTTTAGCGCCTTGGTAATTTCCGCAGCAATGCTATCTAGTTGCTTGTTCAACGCAATATTTTCGCCAGCAATAATCCGCTCCAAAAGAAGCTGCCTGATGGTCAAAAGGTCAAGGAGTTGGTCTGATACGTTCATGGGTCAACCCGCCTTCTTTAGTAAATCAATCATGCGGTGTAACTGCCGGAAGAATTAAACTGCAAAATTGTATTTGCGCCAGATGTTGTCACCACAGGTGAACCCGTAGTTATACCAGTGTAGTTGGCTGTTGGCACGGAAATAATGACCACGCCAGAGCCGCCTGCGCCGCTAACAAACGTGGCATTTGTTGGTGGTCCGCCGCCGCCGCCGCCACCGCCGGTATTAGCTGTGCCAGCTACGCCAAAAAACCCAGAGGTTTCAATACCACCGTTACCGCCGCCTCCGGCTCCACCTAAACCAGTAGGTTCATAGCCGCCACCGCCACCCCCGCCAGCGCGTGTGACTGATGTACCTGTGATTGATGACGCAAGACCAGCACCGCCATTTGCACCAGCCGAACTGGTGACACCGGGTGCGTTACCACCAACTGCACCAGCGCCGCCGCCACCCCCGCCGGCCCCTGAGAAGCCAGAACCAGTGCCACCATTATTACCCTGACCAGATGTGCCCGCTCCACCGCTACCGCTTGCATACGCGCCGCCGCCGCCAGAGCCGCCACTTATACCTGTATTAGTTCCATTTTGAACACCACCACCCCCGCCACTCAAGGAAGTAACACTTACGCCCGTTCCAGAAAGTGATGAGTTTGACCCGCTGTTGCCGCGAGTTACGTTAGAAACACTGGCTCCACCGCCACCCACAGTTACGGTGTATACCGCCCCCGACGTTAATGTCGCAGTGCTTGTTAGGTAACCACCGGCCCCACCGCCGCCACCATCGTTTCCTCCGCCACTACCGCCGCCAGCAATTACAAGATAGCTTGCAGAGTAAGAGGGGCCTACAGGCATAGGCCACAACCCCTGCTTTTTCCAATACATAGCCTCTGCCAGCGTCCAAACACCAGAAGCAGACGATGCAGTAGGGGCTACGGGATTTTTACGGATTAAGCCACTGGGCCATCTATTTGCCATGTGTTACCTCAACCCATGTCAATGTGGCTTCGTCCCAACGGTAAGGCTTACCGTCATCTGGCGATGCTATTGGCGCTACCCATACGCACCTTGCATCATCCAGCGTCCATGAAGCAAATGGCTGTGGCGCAATAAAGGCATCGCGCTCTGCGTCATAAGTGTAACCGACGCCAGCGTAATTCATACGCAGCGGACGGCCTTCTGGATGCTGACCGCCGTGCGTGTTGTATGATGTCTGCACCCATAGGGATGGGTCGCCAAATAAGCCTGTGTTGATAACATCCTGCTCGATGACCAAAACTTCTGTGACGATGCCGTCGATGACTTTTGCAAAGTGGCTCATGCTGTGTAGCTTCCCGATGAATTAAATTGAAGTATGGTGTTCGCCCCATTGGTTGTAACTGTAGGCGAACCCGTAGTAATTCCGCTATAATTGGCTGTTGGTATGGACAAAATAACTACACCAGAACCGCCGCTTCCGCCCACTCCAGAACCACCAGCCCAGCCACTGCCACCGCCGCCACCACCTGTGTTCGCAGTTCCAGCAGTTCCGTTGCCGTTGAATGGAGAACCAGCGCCACCACCACCAAGACCACCAGCACCCGCAGTATCTCCAGAGCCACCACCGCCGCCAGCGCGATAAATTGCGCTTCCTGTTATTGATGAAACAGAACCAATGCCACCAGCGCCACCATTAACGCCAATGGAAGTGCTGCCGACAGAGCCAGCACCACCGCCGCCGCCGCCAGCCAAATTGCTTGCGCTACCCGCGCCGCCGTTATTACCTTGGCCGGATGTTCCCGCGCCGCCAGCGCCAGATGGAAAACCGCCGCCCCCACCAGAGCCTCCTGCATTGCCTACTAAAGTGTAACCGTTGCCACCAATGCCGCCACCGCCGCCCACAGTGCTAACAGCGTTGAAAGAAGATGCACTGCCATTAGAACCATAGGAAATTGAACCGCCGCTGCCACCCGCGCCAATAGTTATGGTATATGTCGTGCCGGATGTTAATGTTTGAGAACCAGTTAATAAGCCACCCGCACCGCCGCCAGCAGGAGCGTTAGTAAAATTATTACTGCTACCACCGCCACCGCCGCCAGCGGCAACCAGATAACTAGCAGTTATAACTGGTGGTGGCGTTTGAAAAAGCTCGCTTATATCGTAAACACCAGAAGTGCCTACAAGCAGGTTGGCTGTAATGATGCCGCGAGGGTAACGCCTAAACATTCAACGTCCTTATGAGTTCAGTTCTTCCCACGAACAGGTGACAACAAGGTCATTAGCGACAGCAGCCGTAGCGCCAATGCTTTCATTTTCTTTTAAATATATTGACGTTGTTTTATCCAACACAATAAGCGTTGCGTCAGCAGGAACGGAAATAGTTGACGCAATCGGAAATGCCGTGCCGCCAAGTGCCGCCGCACTGTATTTGTTAATCGTTATGTCAGCCGCAGTTGCGCCATCTACGTTGGCCACAATAATTGCGTTGATTTTAAATATCTTACCACTTGATGCAGCATTGCTGACAATTGATGTAGCACTTGTGGTCGATAGCGCCACGCTTGCATTGTTGCCATAAATGGCAGCTACGTTTACTATATTAGGGTTTGCCATATTACTTCCTTACAATCCAAATATCATGCTTAATGCAATGCTTTTTCCAGTGCTAACACCAGATGCTGGCGTTGAAGATACCCAAGCCGTGCCATCGCTGGTCAATACGTTACCCGCAGCGCCAACCGAAGTGATGCCCGTGCCGCCATTTGCGACGGGCAAGACGCCAGTGACGTTAGAGGTTAGGCTGACAGTGGAAAGGTAGCCGCTTGGGTTTGTCGCGTTGTAAGGCGTGTAACCTAGTGCTGTAGTGACATTTCCAGAAGTCAGGGACAGTGTGCCGCCAAGGGTCAACGAACCAGAAGATGTCACGCTGCCTGTCAGAGTTAGACCACTAACAGTGCCAGTTCCGCTTACTGATGTTACTGTGCCGACATTTGTTGTATACCCAGCGGGGTTGGTGGCATTGTAAGGCGTGTATCCAAGCGCCGTTACAATCGACTTCTTTTCCCATAGGCTTGTCGTGGTATTGTAAAATAGGCCATCGTTGTTGGCAGGGGATTGAGCCGACACATCGTGCAACTCATCCATCTCATAGCCGTTTTGCACTTTGACAAACAGCTTACCTTGCGTTGGGTGAGCGTGTTCCACAACCGCCATATAAACCAAGTGGTTAGGCGCATAAGGCTTGGTGGCAGTCAGCGTTCCAGCCGTTGTCGGGCTTAGATAAAGCTGCTGACCATCTGTGTATGCAGAGGTATCAATGTTGGTAATGGTTCCAATGAGCGTCACATTGCCATTGGCGTTGTTGGCAATGTTGGCTGTGACCAAGCCCAATGTCTGCGCTGATGTTGCATCGCTTGTTGCGATTGCCTTACTGACAGTGGAAATCTGACCAGTAGCGCCGCTAATATAGACGGCAGTGCCTTTTGTGAGCGTTGCGCCCGTGGTGTTACGAACAGGCAGCAAGACGTTTGAAGTTGAACCAGCGACAGCAACCGATAGGTCTATCGCCGTTGTTCCAGTGATAGATACAGAACCATCAGTCGATGTGATGGTTTGAACGGCGGTGTCTGCCTTAGCGCCTTGTGCCGCCGTTGCTGGCGTAAAGCCCAAGCCACCTGTGATGTCGCCAGATGTGAGCGCCAACGTGCCGCCAAGGGTGAGCGAACCAGATGTGGTAACTGTGCCTGATAGCGTCAGACCGCTAACGCTGCCCGTGCCTGATACGCTTGTGACAGTTCCAGAACCGCCGCCACCACCTGCGCCAATCTCAATGACGCTTTGTGTTCCATTATCTTTTTTAAGATACAGCTTTCCATCATAGGTATTGATAGCAAGCTCACCTAATGCAAGGTCTGCAATACTTGGAACCTTGGCCGGAACCGCGCTGCGCTTAAACTTCATCAATGCCATGTGGCTTCCCTTTATTGCTATATAGCGGGGTTAATATCTTAATAAGCTCCGCCATCAAAAACACCAGCGGTATTTATCCATTTTGATGTTGATGCGTTATACTGCAAAACGTCAAGGTCAGAAAGGTCTGTTATAACAACGTCATCTAAATCTGACAGCCTCTTTGCACCACCGCCTCCACCGCCAAATGAACCAAGCGGCTTGGCAACTGGCAATTCTATTTCTGTTTCTTGCCCATTGGTGAGCGTAATCCAAAATGACTTATCATCACGCTGTTCCACAAGTGCAATGCCAACACCGTCAGCGCCATCGGAACCATTACTACCATTACGGCCATCAACGCCATTACGCCCAGCAGCACCATCAGCACCGTCAACACCATTTCTACCGTCACGGCCACGCAATGTTTCACGGTTGAGGTCAAACCATATATCGACGGCAGCCTGTATTTCCTCATCGCTAGGTGGCCTTCCCTGTGGGCCTTGCTCCCCGTCTGCGCCATCAATGCCGTCCGCTGGCTGCGTAATGTTTTCGCGTAGCCAATTTTCAGCAGCGTCTTTGATTTGCTGGTCACTAACAGGTGGTGCATCCTCGCCGCGCTCCCCTTGTGGGCCAGCCTCACCTTGTGGCCCTTGTATCATTGGCCTTGAAGCTGCATCGTTGACACGCAAATTGAGCGCGGCAACAGCCTCGACTAGCGAGGTGACAATTTCCTCGCTGATAGCCATTTAGAGACCAAGCCTCTGACGGATGTTAGCCATCAAAGTTTGCTCTGCCACATTGTCGCCATTATCACCGTTGCTGTCGCCGTTGTCATCCTGTGACATATCATCTGCAAAAGACGGGCCTTCGTCAGCTAGCATTGCTTCGTATTCCTCAAACTCCATTTGCGGGTTGACTAGCTCACCGCGCTGGAAGTTATCGAACAATACTGACAATGGCATTGCGTCACCTTGATATGCGCCAAGCAATGCGCTTACCATCTGTGGAGCCATGCGTGCTGCACCAAAGTCAGTGTTAAGGTTAAACTCTGCGTCTTGTGGTGCGCCTACCCATTCAGCCATCCAGTTAAGCGAACGCTGAATAGCATCCGACGCAGAACGGCTAATAGAGGCCAGCACCGAACGCTCACCAGCCGTGCGTAGCTCTATAGTGCCAAATGCCTCTGCCGTGCGCTTGTCGTCGGCAAGCATCCGTGCGCCAAGCACTGCCATGCGTTGCTCTTTGTCCTTTAGCGCCTGTTGCAGCGTCTTTAGGCCATCACCCTTAAACTCTAGATATTCAGCCTTAGCCGATGGGTCAGGGAATACCCATGCTGTCATTGAGCCGATAGAAAGCGTTTGTCCCTCTGCCAACTGGACGCCAGCTACGTAAGGGGTCGGCAAGCCAGTGAAGTGCAAGCCATGCTCATAGTCGGCGCTGTTGCGGTAGTGAGCAAGGTTAGTGTCTACTAGGTCAAGCAATGGTGGCTTTTGCACTGTGGTGGATGCGCTGTTAGCGCCAAGCACCGTGAACGGGATGTAGCGCATAGGCTGGCCCATTTGCAGCGGATATACTTCGCTAAGCAGTTCGTTGTTGTCGTCAATCATGCGGACGCGATAGCCTTGCTCTGTAAGGTCAAGCACGCGATAGCGTATCACTTCTTCAGACGTAAATTCATCTTGGTAAACTTCCGCAGCTTCACGCAGCACCACAAGCGTCAGCGTTTCAGCGCCATTGATGTAGCTTGTGCGCCAGTTAATGATGCTTTCGGCAGAATACCAACGCAAGAATGGGCGGACGTTCATTGCCTCCGCCGCCGCCACAGTCAGGTTGATTGGAGTGTTTGATGGATAGTCCACCATTATTCCAACGCGCCCTACGGCAATCTGTTGCTCAACTACCTGCTCACTAAACTCGCGTAGGTTAGTCCCTGACAGCGTTATGTCATCTGCAAACGGCTCAATAGCGGTTGGTAGCGTCCACGTTGGGTCTTTGGCAAATATCATACCTGTGAACGCATCTAAGGTGCGTCCAGTGGCATTGAAGAAGCCAGCCCGTTCTTGATACGCAATGTAGTCAGGGTCGGTCTGGTTAATCAATCGCGGCAAATAGTCGTTGCCTGTGTAATCTGGGTTATACAAGCTGCCAGCATACTTCGCGCCATACTGAACCTTAGCCCCGTATTTTACTTGCTGGATTAGTGCATCCCTGCCTTGTATTACGTCACGACAACGCTGCCATTTGTAGCGGTTAGCGTCATATTCTTTGTGGGTGGTATCGACGGCCATCTAAACCCCTGCGATTTGTGCAAATGAAACTGTTCCACGTCCAATACCATACTTATATGCAATAAGGTAGCCAATGGCATCGTTTAAGTGGTCAAAGCCCGAAGATTTATCAGGTTCGCCAGATTTATTGTAGGCTTGGCGCTCTAATCCTTCAATTAAATTAGGGCATTTGTCAGGATTTACTAATAATCTACGGACGCCTTGATTATGAATAATCTGGTTCACTGCTATCACCCTGTCCTTCACGGCTGGGTTTTTATTTGGTGCAAGCACAGTGAAGTTAGCAGAGCGCAGCAAGGTTATGTCCGAAAGGCTGGCGTTGACGCTCTTGGTGGCCCCGCCTGACGCATCTGGGTAAACTGTTATCTGATGTCCTTGGTAACGCTCCAGTAGCGCCCTAATCATCGTTGGCGTGTCCCTTACGCCTATCAGCTCATCAAGTGCCAATGGGTTGTTATTACGTATGACGCAGACAATCGCGCTCATGTTGTTGACGTTGAAATCTAGCCCAACGTGCAGAGGCTCCCTTGGCTGTATCTGCTCAAGCGTGATATTTAGCTTCCGTTCAAACTCTGGATAGACACTGCCAGCCGTGAGGTTGACAAACTCTCCATCCAGATACGCAGCCAGTAGGCTGGATGAATAGCTGTTCTGCAGGTTCTTAATATAATCTTCGGGCAGGTTAGCTGCGTTGTCCGAGGTCTTGGCCCTATACAGCGCGTAGCCCTCTGCCTTGTTCTTTACCCAGCGGTCATAGACGAAGCGGAAACCTTCCGGCGTTGTCGCTACGGCCACAGTGTTGCGGACAGGCTTACCAGATACCGTGAAAGCCTTTTGGCGGTTACGGGCGATAATCTTATTCCAGACCGAACGCGCCTTTTCGATAGGCAGTGTGTCAAGCTCATCTACTACGCTATGTGCTACCTCATAACCGACAATGCGGTCAGGTTGCTCCATGTTGCGAAAGATGATGCGGCCTAGTTCCGTTTCCATCACCGCCTTTTGCTGGTTAAGCTTAAACGGGATGCCGTTTTTTTCAAACAGTGCGGGGAAGCGTTGAAAGGCAATATCTTCAATAAGCGGATAGGTCGGCAGGTAATATGCTACATCTTGATATGGGCAATAACGCTTGAGCCGCATGATGCGTGCGATGCCAGCAGCCGTCTTCCCCGAACCAAAGCCACCAACGAAGGCAGGGAATGGCTCTTGGCTAAAGACAAACGCTTTCTGGCTATCGGTGAAGTTCAAAGCCAGTCTTCATCCGTTATAGGCTTAAACTTAACATCGACCGAAAGCTTGGTCGGTTCATTATAGCCGTGCATGATATTTAGCTCTTTTACCGCTGCCGTCATGCCTGTTGAGGTCTTGGCCTCCAGTGCGATACGATACGCGCTGATTAGGCCCTTAACGGACATCTCTCGCGTCCATAGCTGCTTATCTGCTACCTGCGCCTTCAATTCCGCAACCCTTGTAGCGACCTTAGGGTTTTTCATTAGCTTAGATGCCTGCGGATAAACGCTCTCATCCTTCATGTTTTCAGCATCATAAGCAAAGCGATATGCGTCAGCTTGGCCTAGCCCATCAGCTATTGCTTGAGCGAATGCCTCTTGCTTTGCGGTTAGTTTAACATCTGTCATTCTGCATACCTTGGTTTGCGGTGCTGTTCTCCGATAATCTTAGGAACGGCATGGTTCCAGTTTATCCTATGGTGAAGCCGCCTGTTTGTAGTTCCCATCAAGTCAATCTTACAGCAGTTTGGCGCGGCCATAATGCTATAGAATGATTTTACATAAGTGCCGAATAATTTATAGGCTTCTGTGTTGCCGCCAGAATTAGATTGAGTTTGAAGCTGCACTAAATTTATTACGGATATTTGAGCAAAGAGCTTACCCACCTTGCCCTGCGTTAGATACGTATTTACGTCGTCATTCATCCTGCCAATGAATAGAACATCATCTGCTGGGTCTTTATTAACCTTGAACACAAAGCTGTTCATTGCCTTCCTCTTATACGCGCTTGCGTATAAAGTCTTAATCCCTCCCATGAGGTCTCCGCCTTGGGCAAATGAGATTGTGCTGGCATTAGTTTGGTTAAGGCCAGTAATCATTGCGTCTAATATCTCATCAAGATTTTTGACACCAATTACTTTTAAGGATTTGTTCTTTGGATACCTATATTGGAAATGCTGATAATCGTCCTCATACTCAAAGAAGTAATCTAAGCCCAATTCCCGCGCTATGTCGTAACAGGCATTACGCGCATAAACGATGACTTTGTTGCCATCGAAGTTGTCCATTATGTCAAATTTTTGCTCATAATCTTTTTTGCTAAAGACAATAACCTCGTCTTTATATTTGGCTTGGTATTGGCTTAACGTCTCATCCTCATCATCTACTATGATGAAAATTTTTCCGGTGTAGCCGCAGCTACGCAATGTCCTATAAGTGATGACATTATCCGGCCTGCCGTGGGAAAGGATAAAGACGGCAATGTTTTTATTTGCACTCATTTTTAATTTTCCGGCTGCTGTAGCTATGCTTACGCTTCAGATAGACAATCTCCTTGTCCATCTCCTCGATTTTGTCCTTTAGCTCCCAGTCATCGCTTTTATGGTCTTCGCCAAGGAAGTAGACATCATAGTCTAAAGACACAAAAATGTCCTTATCCTTTTCGATGTTCTCATAAGGGATAACTTCATCTACCCACTTCACAGCCCTTAGCTGCATATAGCGTTCATAGATTGATTGCTGTGGGCTTTTGTAGTTAGGCGCACAGTGCAAGCCGACAATCAAAAAGTCGCAATGCTTCTTAGCTTCCTCAAGGGATAGGACATGACCGGAATGTAGAATGTCTGCGACCATCGGGAAGAAACCAATTTTCATTTTCTTACTTTCTGAATGTATTGAGCCGACCTTATACGCTTTGCAATTTTTTATATGCAAACCATAGTAAGCCCTATGAAGCGGAACCTTTGGAAAATCAAAAGCAAAAAATAGCATCTTAATAGTGCCGCTATGGGCTACTATCAGAATTTTCTTATTTTTATATTTTTTTTCAGTTTCGTCTACAAATTGCTTCACCCGTTCAAAAAATTCTACCTTACTTTCGATATTAAATTTTTTGAGCAAATTAAGGTCTTCATCTTTGAGCAGCTTTTCACTGTTCAAATGCTTACCCTCTAGCAATCCCTTGCTTAGTTCCTTCAGCCTACCATCATACAGGATTGGCGTATTTTTATGGTGGCGCAATATGCTAAAGGCGGTAGATTTTGCTCGTTGCAGCGGGGAGCATAGACACAGGTCGAAAAATTCGTCCTTTAGCTCATTAGAAATTTTTGCTGCTTGCTTTACACCAGTGTAATTTAGAGGGATGTCATACTGCCCATGCATTATCCCATTCTTATTCCAATATGTTTGCCCATGACGGACAAAGGTGTAGTCGTTATTCATCCTCGCTATCTTCACCATATTGGAACATTTCGTTAATGGCTTCCGTTAGCTTGACGAAGCCATTTTCTATCGCCTTATCAAAGTCGATGATAACCAACGCGCTATTTTCCATAAGCTCTTGGCAGTCTGCCGACGAGTGAGCGTAAAAATTGGCGACTTTTGCATAATCAAAAACGATATGCCTCGAAGCCGCTGCCATCAAAAAGAGCTTTTCTTCCTCGCTAACATTACTGGCTTTAATGGCGGCAATCAAATCGACAGCTTTTGCGTCGTCATACAATTCTTTTACCGCAGGCTTTTCGCCCTGTGGCTCGTAAGTAGGCGTTTTGATTTTAGTTGTATAAGGATTTTCTGCATCTCCAGATGGTTTCGTCTCTAGCAATCCATCCAAAAAGTCTTCATCAAATCCTAATATATCAAGGTTAAAGTTTTCTAGGTCTAGGTCTTCAATCTCGGCCTTCAACATATTCATGTCCCACCCTGCATTTAAGGCAAGCTGGTTATCGGCTATTACTAAGGCGCGTTGCTGTGCTTTGCTAAGGTGGTCAAGGACAATCGCTGGCACTTCTTCCATGCCAAGCTTGCGTGCTGCCAGCAAGCGCCCATGTCCCGCAATGATAGTGTTATCGCCAGAGACAAGGATTGGGTTTGTCCAGCCAAATTCTTTAATGCTTGCCGCTATCTGGGCAACCTGTGCATCGCTATGCGTTCGGCTGTTGGCTGCATACGGGATTAAATCCGCAACGCTGCGCTGTTCAATCTTTGGTGTCTCAATCATGCTCCGCCCTCAATCTCAATAAGCTTTGCGAGGTAATGCTGGCACTTCTTTAAGTCTTCAATGCCGTTCTTGTCTATATACCTTGCTAAGTATTTTATACAATTACCATGAAGGAAGCCAGTAAATGCCTCTTTACTCATCCACGCCTCCATTGCCTCCCATGGCTGGATAGCCTTAGATGCGTAATGGTTGCCGCCCACTTGATGACTATTCGCCTGTGTCATAATCATCCTCGAACGGGTCGTAACCTTTTAGCATAGCATCGACTGCAACGCTTATAGGGCCAGTGATATTTACTTTGCCAGCTTCCATCTTACGAATGGTTGTGCCTCCATTAGCTCCGGATAGGCGCAGTGCATCAGCCATTTCGTTTACGCTATACCCCATGCGGTGACGGGCAACCTTTAGCTTTGCGGGTGTCATGTTGTAGCCCTACTCTTTTGCAGTGCGTGAACAACGGTGCTGTGGTCGCGTTTCATAATCCGCCCAATCTCTGTAGTCGAATAACCTTTATCCCGCAGCATTACCATGCACTTGCGCCTTACTGCGACCAAGGCTTTCAGCTTGCTTTTGCCTAAAACGTCCTCAAGCGTGTAGTCATACTCTTGCGCGATAGCTGCTATCAATTCCATGTTTAATTGCCGTGGCGTCATGCCTAGGCTGTCAACAAGCACCACTTCATCTACTTTTTCTTCCGGCATAAAATCATAATCAAACATCTGCTTCTTCCTTGATGAAAATGCCGTCAACCATCTTACCCTTGCGATGCCTAATTTCGATATATGCGCGTGCGATGCAATCTTCTACCCACATATCATTCTGCGCTGCCATGATGGTCAGCACGACGAACATATCGCCAATAGCGTCTGCAAATTCATCCCTGTTGTTCTTAGCGATAGCGTTAGCCAGTTCGCCAGCCTCCTCAATCAGTTTGACGAATTGGCTTTTGAGGTCGCTGCCTTCTATAAGGTTGCGGTCTTCAGCCCATTTGCGAATTAAATTTGCGTAATCCATTTTATGCTCCTTTTGCTTTTGCGATTGCGGCATGAGCCTTTGCGCTCATGTCATCTAATAGCGTTCCTATATCGTCGCAGTTGTCATCCCGCATTTGCGCTTGCCACCATTCCAGCACAGCCAACAGGTCAGGCGCGGCGGAAATTAGCCGTGCGTTTGCATCAATGTCGATATATGACGCGCTGCTATTTTGAGGCTTAATAGCCTCTGCGACACAAAAGCCTTTTTCGTCCCGAATGTAGCGCAAATATCTGCCAGTTACTTCGCATATATGCCAAGGCCCTTTTGTATGCTTCATGTTATATCCCCTTAACCTTGCAATAATTGATTAGAGCGCATTTCTTCGTATCGGTAATCCGCTTCGTTATCAGGGCATTCCCATTCTGTTTGCCAGATTAGTTCTTGTAATGTGCCGGAGGCGTCATCATCGCAATCAACAATAGCGGTTAGCAATTCTATTTCCTGCTCATCGCTAATGCCAAAAGAATTAGCCTTAAAGCCCTTAGAGTAACGCGATGCCGACCATTCTTGATATTGGCGGTTACGCTCTGTTGTGTAGGTATTGAGCGCGTCGATAGCAGCTTGTGCTAGGGTTGTGAGGTTCTTACTCATGCTACTGCCTCCGCATCTAATTGACAGGCTTCGATGAAGCGTTTGCGGTCAAAGCGTTCGTTATTCAACTGCAATTCATATGCAAGCCTATGGGCAATCGTCTGTGCCGCTATGCGTTCGCCCGATATGATTGCCCGACCTGTGTCTGTCAAAGCGCCGCTTGCATCTTTATCAAGGTCGCGGTTGAATTGCGCGATTGTATCAGCGAGTAATTGATAATCTTTGCGTGTCATTTTACGTCTCCATATTAGCGAGGCTGGGCCTCTGGTGGGTAGGGCCGAAGCCATTTTATTACGATTGAGCGCCAGTAGCCTTGGCGATAGCAGTGCGAGCAGCTTGCAATTCGTCACCATCAAAACGTATGATGCCGCCACTAACAGTGGATGCCTCAACTAATGGAAGCAGCGCAGCTAGTAATTCTGGTGCTGCCGAAACCAATCTTGCAATGCGCGGAGAGTTATGCGCTGTGCGCCATACTGTTGCAATGCGCTCATTTTCGCCATTCAAAATAGACCAGCCGCTATCTGTTCCGTCTGTAATCCATGTCATTTTATTTCTCCTTAAGTGGCGGGGCAAAGCCCCTGTGGTTGATGCCCTCTTTTATAATCGGCTAAATTATATGTAAAGCGTTTTTTTCATTAAAGTGCATTTTTATTTTATATGAAAAAAACGCTTTACATTATATTACGAAGCTGGTATAAGGTTTTTGTCAGCAGCAAAAAGCTGTTGATGAGGCAATCGTCTCGCTCTTTGACAATTTGGAGATTGAAATGAAACAAGACATTCTTGCAGTGTGTTTTATCATGGGTGGTTCATCATGGGGCCGCGCACACAACATCACGGAAGCAGTAAGGTTGTGCAAAATCAGCCTTGAACGTGATTGGGGTAGCGTTTTCGACCTTGATAACAAAACAATGCCCATCAACTGCTATGATGTCACTGGAAATGAAGTTTGTTATTTTCAGGATGGCGAAGTGATTGGGGACAAAAAAGAGGAGTTCCCAGTTAAATATCTCGAATGCCGTGAAGTGGTGTTGAAACCATATAAGCACCCAATGGCTTAATGATAAAGATGGCCCTGCCTTAACTGGTGGGGCCATTTTTATGTTTGCCGTTTTGCGTGCGCGATGGCTTCCAGCGCCCATGCCTCTGGCGCTCCTGCATACTGGCCCTTGGCCCAATGCTTGCGAATGTCATCCATTGATAGCTTGCCAGATTGAAAGCGAATAAGGTCGCACATAAGGTTTGTCGCCGCGCTCCCGTCAGTCTTTGCCAATTTGTAGGTTTCTCCGTAGCTCTGCTAATTCTTCGGCGGTCACATATTCCTTCGGTGGCGTGTAGTCGCGGTGGTGTATCATTAGCAGATGCTTTGCCCTGCTCACCTTCCTGCGCCTGTCATATCCCTCCTGTTGAACCAGCGTGTCTATTTCTGCTGGCGTAGGCATAAACTTGCAGGTGCGTAGCAGCTTAATGAACGCTCCCCGCAAATCGACTAGCGGGTAAATCCGAAGGGCCATCCAGTAAAGTTCCAACCGCTCTGCTTCTTCATCCTGACTGCGCTTCTGGTTAGCAGTGGCAAGCGCCAGCTTTGCAATCATTACCTCAACCTGTTCGCGCTCTGGCATAGGTGGGCGTGGTGCATCCACATATTCTTGCAATGTCTTAGCAGACTTAGGCCCAATCGTCGGAAGGTCGCTTCCCATTAGCAGCTCGTTTAGCTTGGCTGGCAAGGACGGCTCTGACCATTGGGTTAGTTGGTTCTGTTGGCTTGGCACTATTTCCTGCACGATTGTTCTCCTTGGGTTCGTATATATCAAGCCAGCCGTTAATTGTCGAACGGTCTAGCAACTCTCCTATGTCATGCCCAGCGGTATGCAGAGCCTCTAATTTATTGATTGCTCTTGTCTTGGCCCTATCGGTCAATGGGCGTTTGCGCTGCTTCCGCATTTCAACCCATCCCTTCCAAGCATCAATAGGCATCCAGAGCGGAAAGCCCTCTATAATTATATCTGGTTTATTATATGTGTTTATATCTGGTATAGGTTTGCCCTTCTGGGCAACTTCATTTGCCTTTTTGGGCAAATGGGCTTGCTCGTTAAGGCAAGTCGGCGAATACCATTTGGTGCGGTCGTAATTAGATTGATTGAAACTGCCACTTACAATGAGGCCAGTAACCTCTAGCTTGTCTAATGCAGTCCGTATCTGCTTGCTAGTGAGGTAGGGGAATAAGTCAGCAAATGCCGTTATGCTGTTATAAGTCCACCAGCGGCCATCGTAAAAATGCCTATCGTTGGCAGCATTCTTTTCAGCCCAGTAAAATATGTTCTGGTAAATCACAGCGGCGTTGCAGCCCACCTGTGCAGCAATGTCAGGGTCAAAATGATGGGCGCTCATTGCAAAGCCCCTTGCGTCATAGATTTATGGCGTTTATTACTCATTATAGCGATGCCTCCTAGATGGGCGTTGTTAGAGCGGGTTGAGTGCTTTTCTTGCCTTTCAGCACTCCCCGCTCGCTCTCCTATAAACAGACAAACACATTTGTAAAACTGAATTTTCGCGTGTGATTGACCTCCGCAGAAACTATGCGTATTTTCCGCGAATTGGTTCCTCCTTATCAATGTAACCTTGGGGTGGCTTCGGTCACCCCTTTTTATTTGGTTTCACGCAACTGGCGGTCAGGGAACAGCGCAATAAATACGGCGCGGCGCAAAGGCCAATCACGAACGATGACGCCTTTTACGTCTTCAGTGATTTTTGCGCCATTTTCGATATATTCAAAATCGGATTTATAGCCAACGCGCCTACCATTAGCGTGCTTAAGCTGCCGACCATTGATAACGAACCAGTATTGCGGATGCACTGTCAATTCGCTTATCGCGCCAGCCTCTTGTAATGCGTGCAGTTCATTGCACCTGATAGCCTCACGCTTGCTATCGTGTGTATGTCCAGAGTTGCAATGCGACTTAACGGCGCGATATTTGCCGAAGCGCCTCATGCCTTTAGTTTTTGCTCTACTAAGCGGTCAAGCGCATCATTAGCCAAAAGCCATGCGCCAAGGGTTGGTTCGTTGCGTTTGCTTTTCCAGTTAGACAGCGTGACGCGAGTAAGGCCAGCTTCGTTCGCTATCTGATAAGCCCTAATTTTATGCGCTTTGGCTATTCCATAAAAGTCCGCAACAGCTTGTTCTACATTTGTCATTTCAAACTTTCTTTCGGTTGGTGATAAAAAACGCTTTTAATCTTATGTGAATTGATTACAAGGGCTTTGGCAAATAAAAAAGGAGATACCAAATGCCAGTGCATAAAAAGATTAACGAAGCGCGGATTGCCTTCCACGCATTGCCCCTTAAAAAGTCGGGCCATAATACCTTTGCGGGTTACAAATACTTCGAGCTATCGGACTTTGTAATTCCAGCCCTCCGCATCTTTAACGATGTCGGTTTGTGCGCCATCATTAGCTTTTCGGAAACTACAGCGTCGATGCACATTGTCGATGTCGAAGATGGTAGCCAAGTCATCATTCACAGCCCAATGGGTTCAGCCAATCTTAAAGGTTGCCATGAGATACAGAACATTGGCGCTTGCGAGACATACAGCACCCGCTACCTCTGGACGGCAGCCCTTTGCATTGTCGAGCATGACGCTTTGGATGCTACCACAGGCAAAAGCGAACCAGCGCCACGGGCTAAGTTTATCAGCAAAGACCAATTCGCCTTTTTAGAAGAATTAGTGTTCCGCACGGAAACTGACCTAGCTTTGCTTTGCAAGCATTACAAAATCGACGCGCTTGATGAATTGCCGGAAAGTCGCTTTGATGCAGTTAAGTCAGCATTAGAAAAGAAACTAGCATGACGGACGCAGATATTATCCAGCGCAGCCCCGAGTGGTATGCAGAGCGTTGCGGGAGCCTTGGCGCTTCCCAACTAGCCGACGCCCTAGCCAAGACTAAATCTGGCTGGGGAGCGTCACGAGCAAACCTTCGTGCTAAGCTTGTGGTCGAACGGCTCACAGGCCAGCAGGACGAAGGCTTTATCCGCAGTGCAGCGATGCAATGGGGAGTAGATAAAGAAGAAGAAGCACGCATTGCCTACAGCTTCGTCACAGGGCGCGATGTATCAGAGGTAGGGCTATATAAGCATCCAACCATTGTCGGCACTCACGCCAGCCCTGACGGACTTGTTGGCTGGACAGGTTGCATTGAGATTAAATGTCCTAATTCAGCTACGCACATCGAAACCCTTAAAAGCAATTTGATTGCTCATAGGTATCTTTTGCAGATGCAGTGGCAAATGGCTTGCACTGACCGCGAATGGTGCGACTTTGTAAGTTTCGACCCACGGATGCCAGACCATCTTATGCTCTACATCCAGCGCGTGCAACGTGACGATGATATGCTGAAAATTTTAGAAAGCGAAGTTATCGAGTTTCTTGCAGAGGTCGATGCAGACGTAAAAGCGTTATCAAAAATAGGAGAGGCATAATGGCACAGACGGATAGGGTGTTATCGCATCTTAAAGAAAAAGGCTCGTTGCAGCCATTAGAAGCATGGCGCGACCTTGGCATTTATCGCTTAAGCGCGGTAATTTATGACTTGCGCCAAGAAGGGCATAAGATAGGAACCAAGCGCGTTGAAGTGGTCAACCGCTTTGGTGAGCCAGCCCTTATCGCAGAATACAGCCTAGAGGTTGAAAATGTTACCTAGCCGCATCGCAAAGAAGCCAAAGCGCACGTCGCGGTGGCGCTCACAGGGCCATCTTAATTTTATTAGGGGCTTTCATTGCTGCATCAATGGCTGTCAGGATATGCCTATTGAGTGCGCTCACGTTCGTTTTGGCAGCAACACAGGGATGGGACAAAAGCCAGATGATTGGCGAGTAGTCCCACTATGCCGCACCCATCATATCCAGCAGCATACAGTTGGTGAGCAAACATTTTGGAAAGGCATTGACATTGAGGGCTTGATTGAAGCGTTTTGCAAAGCCAGCCCGAAGGCCAGAGAAATTAAAGAGGCACAAGGGCAATGACGCAAACAGTTTGGCTTCGCGGTGAGCATCAAAGGCGATTAGCGCACCAGCTTATCGACAAGGCTCCACAGGATGCAGTCGTAAAGGTAAGTGCAGCAAAGCGCAGTGATGACCAGAACGCAAAGATGTGGGCCATGCTGTCCGATATAAGCCGCGCAAAGCCAGAAGGCAGAGCGCATATACCAGAAGTGTGGAAGTGCATCTTTATGGCGGCACTGGGCCACGAAGTGAAATTTGAGATGGGGTTGGATAACCAGCCCTTCCCAATAGGGTTTAGGACATCAAAGCTAACCAAGGCGCAAATGTCAGACCTGATTGAGTTTATCTACGCATATGCAAGCAAGCATGGCGTAAAATGGAGTGAAGAATATGAGTGAACCACATACCGAGCAGTTACGTCTTTTGATTGAGCGTATTGAGCGTTTGAACGAAGAAAAGAAGGGCATCCAAGATGACATCCGCGACGTTTACAACGAAACAAAAGCGCATGGTTATGACGTCAAAATCGTTCGTGCCGTTATACGCCTTCGTGCAATGGAAGATAATGACCGTCAGGAATATCAAGCCGTGCTCGACACATATTTAACCGCTCTTGGTCTATAAGGGGAATATCAATGCAGAATATCACAATATCAGGAAACGTCGGCAAGGATGCCGAATTGCGCGACACCCGCGACAGCAAGGTTCTAAGCTTCAATGTTGGCGTTAAGAATGGCTTTGGCCGCGATGCTGGAAGCGTTTGGTATCGTTGCAGCTTATGGGGCAAAGCAGCGGAAGCATTCGCTGGCAGCATCAAGAAAGGCACGAAGGTCTTTATTTCTGGCGAGTTGACGCACGACGAATACGAAGGCAAGCCACAATTCAACGTGCGGGTTGGCAGCATTGATACAGGCGGCGCTAGGGGTGAGCCACGGCCATTGGATGCGTCCGTTGACCCGTCAAAGGGTGACCATACATCTTGGGATAACAACCAAGACCTTGACGATGACGTTCCGTTTTAAGGGTGGTAAATATGATAAGGAAATCCCGACCAGAGTTGCCAAAGCGCACAAGGAATATTCCGCCACCGTCTGAATATCTGGAGCAGCGTTACAGGCAGAGCAAAGAGGCTATCGCTGATAGTTCTGCCGCATTGTTGAAGGCACAGCTAAAGGCTGGCCATCATACGCTTACACAGGAAAGCTTACAGGCAGTCATCAAAAAATATGGCTGGCAATACTGCTTACAACCCACGTTGTTCTAAGCAAAATGGCGGGTGGCAATGCGCTTCCCGCCATTATTTTTGTATAATATGAAAAAAACGCTTTTCTTTTGTAAAATGCGATTTTATAAGAGGGCATCAGCAAGGGGCCGCGCCCCGCCATTTAGGAGTAAGCCATGGAAACTGACATCAAGCAATTGAAGGCTCAAATTGCAGAAATGCAAGAAACTTTGCAGTGGATAAAAAACATTGCCGACGTAAATTACGAGCAAGACACCAAACTTAGAACGCAAGGTGCAAGAACATTGGCGCGTATATCAAAACGTGCAGCATCCTGCCTACAAAATTAAGGAGATATATCATGCAAAAAATTTCAAAGACACAGTTTTGGCTTGTAGTAATATGGTTTGCGGTAATGATAACAATGTTCGCAACGGAAAGGACATTTTAAGATGACGTTGATAGAGCTTAGGAGTGTAGTCGCTGACCATGTGGCAATGACGCATGGCAACGTAGAATTTATCCGTCAGATTAGGGATGGTGAGCAAGATGACGGCCCGTTTATAAAAGGCGCTTTGGCAGTATGGGCAAAGTTTATGGAAGGCTTGCAGCCAGCACCGGAGGTATTGGCAGATGATTAAGCCAGCACAAGCAGCCCCTATGGGCAAAAGCCACCGTGTATCATCCGACAGCGCATGGCCTTTGCGCGGTGCAGACGGAAAGACGTTTGCAGAGCGCCGCAAAGAACAGGAACAAAGCAAATGAACGAGCGATTGCGCCAATCAATAGAGCAACTGAATGGCAATGCAGCAGTCGAACGGCAATCAGGTTATGACGCTGGCATGAAGCGTTACATAATTAGCAGCGGCAAAGCGTTTAAGTGTCGCATTGTTGAAGGCGTTAAATTTATCACCAGACTAGTATAAGGAACAAAGCAAATGAACCATAGAGACAAGCGAAATATATTGGACGAATTACGCCGTTGGCAAGGCGTTCAAGACTACCGATTTGAAACGGGCGGCAAGCATAGAAAGTTTATCGTTAAAACAAACGCTGGCAGTCGCTTTATTACGTTATCAATTTCAGCCTCTGATGGCAGGGCAGCACAGAACCAAATAAAGGATTTGCGTAAGATGCTAACGGAATTGGGCGCAACACAGGAGCAGGTCAAATGAACGAATATTCTGTTAAGGTAAGCGTTCGCAATAACCTTATTATTCAACGCATGAAGCAGTTAGGTATTCCCAGTCAAACGGAGCTAGGAAATATATCTGGTCTAGGTCAAGCAGTGGTAAACCAATACGTCAATATGAAACGTAGGCCCACTGACGCTTGGTCTGGTGAATGGACTGACAATGCCTTTACATTATCTGCCGCACTACAAACTGAACCAGAATATTTATGGACAGAAAAGCAAAGGGGCATGGCGCTTGAGCGTAATTCACGCGAAATTAGCATGAGCGAAGATGCTGTAATGCAACTTGCCAGTGGGCAAGGCACTGAACAAATAGTGCAAGGCGTGCTTGATGCAGAAGCTGTTGGCAGGGCAATCCAAACGTTAGGCGAACGGGAGCAGAAAGTTATAACTGGCAGGTTCTTTGAGGACAAAACGCTCGATGAATTAGCCGCTGACTTCGGGATTAGCAGGGAGCGAATAAGACAGATTGAGAACAGAGCACTAAGAAGGCTAAAGCAGCCATCAATCGCCAAGACTTTTAGTGTATACCAAAAGAAAAAAGACGAGCCGCGAAAGTTTAAATTTAAACCCTTATTTTTGTATTATAAAGACGGAAACCAAGTTCATGATAATTGATATAGAAGCAACGGCCTTTAACGGAATTGTCTGCGCGTGTCTTAGGGACGCAGCGGAAACAGCGCAGTGGGCCATAGATAATGATGTCATTGATACCCGTGATGTCAAAGAGTATAAAAAAATCATCAAGGCGATAGCGCGGGTGCTGGATTATATTGAGGATTAACTAGCTTCCAGCATTTCGGTGGTAATCATTACGCGGCCAACAGCACCGAACCTTTTGTGATACGTTATAGCCCATGCCGCCCTGTCAGCAATCCAGCCGCCACGGGCGGCATAAGCGTCCCTAGCGGCCAAGGTTGGATGCTGCACCACCGTCACGCCATTGTATTCCTTTTCGTCCCTATGGTGGCGATGTCCGCAGTGTATCTCGCGGCGAGTAGTGCGGCCCCATTCTTGCGGAAACTGTGCTGCAAATAATAGCGGGAGGCTTTCATTCTTGACCTTGTGGCCATGATGAATGCCGAGCATGGTGGCTCCCCATTCAAACACATAGAATGGCAGGACGCTATCATTGACGGTGACGCGAGGCTCATCCTCGTAATGGACGCAAAACAAGTCAGCCAGCCAGCCAGCACTTTCTTCATCATGGTTGCCTTCAGCGATAACCAGATGAACGTCTTGATGGCGCAGCAATGACATTGCCACCATTGAGCGAATGACGCGAATTGCCGACTTGCGTATCTTAGGGAAACGGCTGTCAGCATCCAGAACGTGCTTTGACGCTGGCGTTACGGGTGTTTTGCCGTCTGTATGCAGAAAGTCGCCTTGGATATTAATGACTGCCGTGTGAGCCTTCGGGCTTTGCTCTATCATTTGTTGCAGTGCAGCAATTATAGTCCGTTCTGCGATAGAAATATTCCAATCGCTGCCACCCTCCTTATGCCATGCCAGCATCCCAAGGTGGTAGTCGGTGAACGTGTAAAGGTTGCACAGATGCTCGTCAGAGGCCACTGGAGCAACGATAGGGCTTGCTTGGTCTATATTACCCTTAAAGCCATCTACAACCTCTTGCATGGCGTCCAGCAAGGCTTGGTGCGTTAGCGATGCCTTCACCCATTGCCCAGATGGTTTGCCTTCTTTGTTGTAGTAGGTGGAAACGCCCTTGGCGACAAACCCATCCGGCACAGGCCGCGTGAAGTCATGCTCTGGTGAATAGCCAGCCTTTGCCGCCTTTTTCTTGACGCAAATATAGGTTTCGCTTGCGCCGCCTATAGCCATTCCAAGCGCGGTGGATGCTCCCCGTGCGCTGCCAAACCGCTCTATTGCTTCTAAAACTTCTTTTTGGCGCGGTGTGCAATAATCATATAAATTAGGGTCGATTTTTAACGGATGCATAATTGTCAGCCTTTCGGACAATCATCCTCGCACAAGCAAACCAAGACGCTATTATGCGCCTCTATTTCCGCCACAGTTTCTGGCGTGTCTTTTGTTGCGTCATAGGTGATGGGTTTCGCAATAGCGCAATAGCTATTTACGGGAACGGTCGAAACGGTCGCGCAACCGCTCAGTGCGCTCAGGGTCAGGAGTAACAATGGCAGCTTCGCCAAGTGCAATTTGCTCATTGATAACCTCATTCATTTCTTTGATGGTATCTTGACGGCCCTGCCGCTTCCAACGATGCTCTACCCAAAATCCCAACAATTTGTTTAGGACACCCAGCAAGGCCGTCAAGAATTTCATTATTCTGCCTCTGGTGCAGGAGCCTTGCTCATTACTGACCATACAGCAACGCCAATGGTTGCCACAGCGCCAGCGAGTGCTTCAGCCGTAGCGCCATCAATCAATCCGCGACCTGCAATGTAGCCGAAGCCAGCAGCAGCGATAGTGCGAATGATGCCAAAAATTTTTGCTTTATCCATATTACTTTCCCTTCGGATATGATTTCCACGATAGTTCCCAGTGTGGCCCATCCTTGAAACTGCGCCAATCGCCGCCCCAAGTCAAAGCAACCTTTTCAGCAACCGCAGCCGCTTTAATAGTTTTTGCCAATTTATGATATAGCGGCCAATCCCAAGCAACCTTGCCAGCTATCAATGGCGCAATGTCAACGGCATGGCCTGTGATGTGCCTAGAGTTCATTGTTTTTGACGCGCCTTGTTTGACTAGCTGCCTCTGCCTGTCAGTAGTCCGCAAGCCTTCCAAGATAGTAAAATCAAGGTCAGACATAGCCGCCGCTCTTTTAACAACACGAACCAAGTCAGGGTGAACACCCTCCAGCCGACTTAATGAACGCTGCCCTAAAATAATGCTCATAATGTTTGCCCTACCAGATAATTTATTTATACACAACAAACTGGATTTTAACGAAAGGCAACGCAATGTCATTAGGTGAATGGGTGAATACCCTTGGAACAATAATCGCTGTGGCAATTAGCTGGAGCGTCAACCAAAGCATTTTATGGGCGGTGCTTCATGGTATCTTTGGTTGGTTCTACGTGCTATATTATGCCATCTGGGGCTAACGCTTCTTACGTTTTTTCTTTGCTTCTTCAGCTACCGACAAAGCTATGGCAACGGATTGCTTTTGGCTATGGCCGCGCTTCATTTCGCGCTTAATGTTTTTTGATACGCTCTTAGGTGAGTAACCTTTAATCAACGGCATATCATAACGCCCCTAATTTAGTTCCGATAAAGCCCATCGCTGCCACAATTACGGCAAGGATAAGCCTGTCTACCCAGCCGGATGTTTCCTTTTGCTTTGGCGCTGCCAGTTCAAGCGCAGATAGGCGGTCATCAATCTTGGATATGGTCTTAAACGCACGCTCTAATGCTTCAGCCGTTTGCGTTTGTTGTTGCTCGACCAGTGCCAATTTAGTGATTGCCTCCGATAGTTTGTTGAGCGCAGTTTTTACCTCCACAACATCGCTGTGGAGCATTTCAAGCTTTAGAGAAAGAACGTCAGGCGGTGTCATTTCGCGTTGGCCTTAATAACTTCTAAAAATTGCAGCACCTTTTGTTCCGTTGCCGCCTCATCGCAAGTGCCATCATTTTTGAATATGGCTGGCACTTCAAAATATACGCCATTTTCTGCCGTGCCTTTAGCATACCATTCAACAGCATTTGCTGGATATTTGATTATTAAGACCATGTTACAACCCTTGTAGCGCCAACAGTTGTTCCAAAATCATTGGTTGGGTTTGGCGACCAAAACCATGCGGTTATGTTATTATCAGCATCATAAGTATAGCTTGCTGATGCCCTTGTGTAAGTTGACGAACCGATGACCATTGAAGTCCACCCAGCATTAGGAACGTATCCAGCCAAAGAAAAAGCTATAAGTGTCGTGCCAGAATTATCATTGATATGGCGGATGGTTGTAAAAGATATTCCAGAACCAGCCCAATTATTTGGCGAAACACTCCCAGCCTGACCGATGGTATATCCCCAATAATCAACACTATAACTTGGCGGTATGGTCAAATTGTAATAGCCAACAGTCACGGTGACTGAACCGCTAAAACTTATTTGTCCGCTACTACCCAATAAAGAACACATAATTCCAGTCATTAGCTTATGCCCGCGCCAGTAATAGCCCATATAGTCGCAGTAACTTTGACCAAAGTTGCCAAGCCATATTGTGCAAGTGTGCGAGTGCCTGTTCCGGCAGTCCCCGCAAGGCGCAATGTATCACTAGTGATGGAAATAGTTTGGCTACTTGCACTGTTATTGAATATCGCAATAGCTGCGCCGATAGGAAAGGCCACCGAAGCATTAGCAGGAATAACGATACCACCTGTGGTGATAGAAATTTGCTTGCCAATATCCGAAAGCGCCAACGTGTAGGCAGATGTTTGGCTATTTTGTGGCAATCCACGATAGCCGATTGATGTAGCGGCAATAGTTCCAGATGCCGCAACTGCCACATCTTGCTTTAGCGAAGTGATGTCAGTGTTAGCTCCAGCCTTAGCAGTAGGGTTGCCGCCAACAGTAGCGCCATCATGAACGCGCAAATTATGGTTGGTTGTGTCAACAGTAACTTCACCGACAACGCCAGTGAAGCTGTTATGTTCCGCCGCGGTTCCGCGCCGCATTTTGACTTGTTTACTCATTTATAAATCCCCAATCGTCCTGTTCATCATATACAACGTCTATGCCATTCCAATCTTCATAACCGCTTGAAAATGAACCAACATAATCAGCAAAGTTTTGCATAGATATGGAAAATGAACCTGCGCTGCCATAAAAAGCAATAGCCTTGCTTTCAAAGGTCAACTGCCCATCATTGCGTAGTGGCGTGTCAGCGATGGTGCTGACAGTCGGGCGTGATGGGTCAACAATCTCTGGAGCGGCTGGGTCTTCAATGGTGTCAATCCATTCGCCAACTGTATTAGCGTCAGGAACAAAGGCGACCATGCTAGAAAGCATTTCATCAATAGCATCTGCTAAAGCCGAGCCTGACAGCGTGACAGTTGAAGGTGCTGCATTAATAAAATGCGTAATAGATACAGGCGCACTTCCTGTAATGGCAGATAGATTTCCCCATTCGTATGGGTCAAATTTAGCTGCGTTTAGATAAGACGATACTGCGTTGCATTCACTGGTAAAATCAATTTGTGCATCTAAAAAATCAAGGCTTTCTGTGACAAAGTTATTAGGGTCACCCAACCTTGATGGTGCAGCCGGAAGTGCAGAGATTGCAGGATATGGCATTATATCAATCCCTCCACCGAAAGCGAGCATTCCGAAATAGAGGGATTAGATAGCACAACACTGAAGTCACGGTAATACCCTAAAACGATTGTTTCGCTGCGATTTGGGTCGCCAATGTAAACCGCAGGGGCTGAACGTATAGAAGCCAAAAATTTATTGAATTGACCGACTTGTGCTGTTTCAACGGTTACGTCATAATCCGCACGCTTGCTATAAGCCCTTGGCGTGATAGTTACGTTGCCAAAGTCATCAATGGTTTTTACCGAATAATCCTTAATGCCGACAGATGTGCCGAAGTTTGTAACAGCCAGCGCAGACTTTTGACCAATAATCATTTCGCCGCATGACGCAGTGCCGCCGCCAGCATCAATGATAAGTTGAAATGATGCGCCCGAATAATTTGGGATGTCAATGAAGGCTAATTCTGTTGCGCCTGTTTCCGCTATCGGCAGGAAATAATAGCTGAAATAGCTAGTCAATCCGCTATAATCTGTGAGGCTAACGGTTTCGTCATAAACAATCGTCCCGCCAGATGTGCGGACAATTAGTTGTGCGCTGGCTCCATCAACGTCAAACAACACAACCGAATTGCAGACGGTGGAAGGTGTGACGGTTACGTCAATGCTATCAGCATTAACAGTTCCAGAGCCGACAGATATGTCAAACATCTTAAAGCGGTTTGTTGCGCTGATATATAACCATGTAGCTGGAACCGCTGCCGCGCCAATATCGGGCCTGTCAGTGGTCGATGATGCTACTACCTCATATACTTTGTGGTCATATATTTTGCGTGTGCCGACAGTATAGGTTCCCGCAGTCCATGCGGGGTAATCCGTTTCAGCTACGTTGCTTGCCGTTAAGGTCGCCGCAGTGACATTCGCTGGCTTAATAATAATCACTTGCGTCCTCCCTAATGTCTGGCAAGCCATCGCCATCCCAACGGTCAAGCAATTCGTAAGACTTGCCTGTGTTTCTTGCGACTTGATATAGTGCTTGATACAGCACATTGCTCATGTTGGAAAGTTCGCCAGATGTTTGTTCAGCATTTGCCGATGCAGTGCTGTTGCCATCAAAGGTTAGGCCAGAGCTTGTGGCATTTACCATGTTGGCAGATGAGTTTTGTTGAGCCAAGGTTTCGCTCAAGCTTGCATCCAACCATGCGCGGATGCGTGCAACTTCAAGTGCAGATGTCGCAGTTCCTATGGTTGCTTCTTCAATAGCGCGGCTAAGTTCCGGTAGCTTGCCAAGAGCATCAAGGTTGCCAGTGCGTGCCTGTGCAGTCAGCGTTGCAAACTGCGCCTTAAGAAGCACGGACGAGGACGATGCGTTGATGCCGCGCAGACGCTTTATTTCGTCCATCACGGTTTCCGTTACGTTAGCCAGTGCATCTTGATATTGCTTCATAGCATTAGCAGCATCTTCCAAGACCTTAGCGGCCTTAGCATCTTCCTCTGCCTTAGCTTGGGCGGCCCAGATTTGCTCTTTCAATGCACGAAGGCTGGCGTCCATGCCTTCAAGTTCCAAGGCGCGACGTGCAGCCAATGCTTGCACTGCGAAGCCCTGTGCTTCCAGAAGTTCAATTTCAAGTTCACGGCGCTGTCTGTTTAGTGCAGTTGCAGCCTCCAATGCCCGTGCTTGTTCTTCAGCGGCGCGTGCAGCAGCTTCAGCAGCAGCTTCACTTGCAGCTTTCGCGTCCTCTGCTGCGTGGATTTCCCTTAACAAAGCGCGGAGCGTTTCGTCCGTGCCTTCTAATTCAAGCTGGCGGGTGGCCGACAATGCAGCGGTGGCATTGCCCTGCAATTCCAAAAGGCGAATTTCAAAGCCACGTCTTTGGCGCGTCAAATCAGCGGCCCTTGCTTGTGCGTCTGCAAGTTCCTGCGTTGCCTTCGCTGCATCTTGCGCCGTGTAAATTTGACGTTGCAAAGCGCGGAGGCTTTCATCCATGCCAGCAAGTTCAAGTTCGCGCCTTGCGGCTAATGCACCAGCAGCATTGCCCTGTGCTTCCATCAAGGCGATTTCTAATTGGGCGCGGTCACGGGCTAATTTTGCTGCGGCTTCTGCAATCTTAGCTTGCTCATCGGCAGCAGCTTTTGCCGCCGCCGCCGCTGCCTCACTTGCAGCTTTTGCGTCTTGAGCATCATAAATCTGCTGTTGCAGTGAACGCAAGGTTTCATCAATCGAAGCCAATTCAAGTTGACGACGAGCAGCAAGTGCGCCAGCCGCATTACCAGTGGCCTCCATTAGCTGAATTTCAAGTTCGCGCCTTTGATTGCTCAAATCAATCTGCTCACCAGCAACGGTAGTATTTTCAATCAAATCAACGAATGCTGGAGTAAGCGCAATCAACGAACCATACAGTGCTTGACCAGCAGCCGTAGTGACATCAATAGATTGAATGAGCGTTTTGAACGCTTCCCTGCTTGCTGGCATTGCCACGCCGAGTGATTGGAATTGCGCCGTCAAGCGTGCAAGTTCAATCGCGCTACGTTCGCTATCAGTCAAAATGTCATCATAGAATGATTGTAAGCCGCTTTGGAATGCGTCCAAACCGCCAGCCGCAGAAATCATCGCAATGGTCATGTATTCAGCTTTTTGACCAGTCGCTGATATTTGCTGCTGAAGGTCGCGCAATGTCAAAACTAAATCATACAGTTCCTGACCAGTGCCATCAGCATTGCCAATTATTTCCGCAAAGCCGCCAGCAATACCTGCGCTTGCATCGTTCAACATAACGGACTGACGGATGATTTCAGCGGTTACATCGCCCTGCTTATTCAAGATTTCTGTATAAGAAATTGCTTCAACACCAAGTTGACGCAAGAATTGCTGCGCTTGCTCAACGCCAGATGCGACACGAACGATGGTTTCAAAATAACCTTCACCAACTTTCTGGAAGTCATCAAGGCCAGTGATTGCGGCCCGTGCCATGCTATCAGCGGCAGCGCCAAAAACAGCAGTCAGCTTCTCTTGTATTTCCTGACCCGTAAGCCCTTGAAGGTCTATTTGGCCGATGTTGACAACAAAGCTGTTTAACCGCTCTTGCACTTCATTAAGGGCCAAGCCCAACGGATTTGATGCTGCACTGATTGCATCATAAAAGCCTTTTAGAATAAGCGTAAATTGACGATTAACTTCGTCACTGGCTTCTGTGGTTTCGGTGCTATACCTTGTCCTTACCGTAACCCCAAGAAATCTGCTTCTTCTTTGAACATTGGTGAAGTTTTCTGCTTCAAAACCAAGGGATACAATGTCGGCCATTGTTTGTGCAACGGCGCTCAAT